AGCTAATCTAATCTTATATTTATCTTTTTCCATCTGGTCTTACATTGATTCTTAATGTACCAAATCGCCAATTACTACCTAATTCGTCACTTTCTATTTTAATGGAAGATTGTCTACCTCGTATTCTTGAATTATAAAAAGCTGTCGTATTTGACACTGTTATAACCTCTCCTGAAGTCTTAGAGCTATTAGGATAATCTCTAGTTGATAAAGTAATAGTAGCATTTCCTGTTTGATTTTTAAAATCAGGTATGACTTTATTTATAAAAGTAAATTGTTCTCCATCAGCAATATCACCATCACCTGATTGTATATAAGCATTAATCGCTGTACCATCACCATCAACACCATCTTCATGTCGATATATTAAACTTCGTCCAGCAGTGAGACCATATATAGTTGAATATGTATTCGCAGTAGAATTAGGTAAATATTGAGTAGCTAAAGGATTTTGCTCTACTCCATTATCTATATATGTACTTCTAGATAAATTACCAAAATACCAACTATTTTCTAAATGATTATAAATTACATATTTATCTATAAAATCAGAATTAGCAGAGCAATAGTACCAAATAACTTCAGAAAAGTCAGAAGTTTGTCCAGCATAAACTTGAGGATATTGAGTTTTATTTATATTATCAAATACATGATTTAATATAGGACAAGGTATTTCTTGAACAGCACCGGCATATCTAAAAAATTGACCATCGGCCATCCAGTAAGCTACATCATCTATAACTATAGCACTATTTAATCCAACAGCACCACAATCATTACCGAGTTGACGAAAACCAAATATAAAAGGTGGACCAATAAAAGACATTGATTGAAGTGCTGTATCTGTCCATACAAGTATAGTACCTTTTGCAGGTATAGCTGTTCTTATTTCGCTACCTCCAGCAATTCTTTGTGACCCTGCTGAGTTAGTTGCATTAGGTGTCCAAAAATTATAATTTTCTTGATCTGACCATCTTATAAATAATTTATCTTGTGTAGATATGTCACCAATAGTTGTTTCTGTACCCATACAAATTAAATGTCTAGTTTCTGTAGATACTATAGATAAAGTAGAAGCTGTAGGAGCATTGGCAATTTGAGTAGCGGGATTAGCAGTCATACCGCCTGATTCATCCCATTCATAAGTAGCTCCATCTCTTTGAGTTAAAATTAAATCTTCTCCCCAATTATTTAACGACCACTGTCTCATATCTAGTGTAACTTCAGAAGTTGAACGTGGTTCATTCCAAGCTTCTGCTGAATAAGTACCAGAACTCCAACCATATCCAAAAGTTTGTATACTAGGTCCAGTATTTATTTGATATGATATATCAGCGTTGGCAGAGTCAGTTACTGTAGAAGTAGCTGTACCGGGAGTAGTAACAGTATAAGCATTGGTATTATTTATAGAAACTATTTCAAATTCATTTTCTAAATTTGTAGTTGTAATTCCACCTACATTTGCTGATACATTAGATATAGTTACAAAAGCACCTAAAGTAGCTCCATGATTTGAATGATTAATTATAACATTAGAGCTAGTATCAGATGTAGTAAATACAGATGTTAAAGTATTAGATTGTCTAATAGGTGTAATATCTTGATTAGTTCCAGACAAATAAGCATAGACTTTTCTATCCGTACCTATTGATTGATAACGACTACCATCTAAACTAATCCAAGAAGCAATATCCGCAGGTCTTCCAACATAGTAGTTATCACTAAATTTTGTCCATCCACCTATTTTTTGAGGTAGTCCTTTTCTAAATCTAATCTTATCACAATCTGTCCATCTACCTTCCGCACCAGTTTCGGTGTTTTCAGTATCTAATCCGGGTTGAAAATTTAATTGAGTTAATGGCATGAAAAAATTATATACCTAATTAAACAAAAATTATACTAAATTTTATTTATTTGTCGAATATTAATTCAGCATATTCATTAGAAATATTAATTTTTTTAAACTCTTTTTTTTGATTTATATATATAGTTTTTAGAATTTCAAATAAAAAAGGAGTTGATTGATCGTAATCATGACTTTCACAAATAATTGTTTTTTCAAATACAAGATCATTAATCTCTGATAAATTGAAAGTTTTTTTAAAATATTCTAATTTTCTTATAGGTTCTGAAACATGATGATTTTTAAAATCAGAGTCCATATTTGCAATCCATGTATATCTTTTAATATCTCCATTCATTATAGAGTGTAATATCCAATTTCCTTCTCTAACATTTTTAGTTTGAAGTAAATGTTGATATGGACTATCAGAATATCCTATATCATGATGATGATCTATATTGTATAAATGAGTATCACCTGCAATAAATGGTAAAGCAGCGTGATGTTGTTGAATAAAATATATTTTTGAATTTGTTTTTAATATTTTACAAAAAATATCTATAATTTTTAATTTTTGTTCAAATGTTCTAGCATAATCTAAATCTATCGTAAGTATTTTTTGCATTAAAAATAATTAAAATTTATAACTATTCTTTGATCTATATCTGTTTGACTAACAGATTGATGTTTTGTTAAACTATTAAATATTAACATTCTATTTTCTTTACAATCAATTTTATCTTTTTTATTTAATAAAGTAAATCCATTATTTGTATTTATATAAAATATAGAAGTTTTACAAGAAAAATCTAAATCTGTATGTAATCCAGAATAATATACTTTTTCTCTTTTTAATTGTAAATTAGCTCTTGCTCTAATTAAACTATTGCATTTTAAATTGTTTAAAATATGCTTTATGTATTTATGATAACCTTCAGATTTTATTTCATGCTCTTTAAAAAAGAAATGTGAAAAATATGAACCATCATTTTTGTTTTCATCTGTCATAGAAAATTGATAAAACCAAGGAAAGTCAGGACCCATCATTTCTAGTTGTAAGCTCTTAAATAAATCTTTATCTAAAAAATCATCTATTATTTCGTACATATTCATTTCCATTTAAAAAATTAAACCAACCTGTAATAATATATTTTTCTTTATCTTTGTTAATTTGTCCTTTATGAGTATGCGTAAAATCACTTGGCCATATTAAAGTTAATCCTTTTTTAGCAGGACTTGTTATTTTTTGATAATGAAAATCTGTACCTCCTTTTTCTACATCATTTAAATAAGTCATAAAAACTAAAACTCTTGATTGAGTCATATGAGATTGTCTTTCACAATGCCAGTTATAAAAACCTCCTCCTGGAGGATAGTATTGAATATTTAAAGGCTCTAATAATCCAAAATAATTATATGATTCTAAAAATGGATATAATTTAATGTAATTTTTTAAACATTTTCCTAAATGTAATACATAATCTTTGACACATTCATTTTTTAATTCTGTAGGATATATTGGTAAATCTATTGATTTTTTTATTGAATAATCTATCGCTCCTGCTTGATAGCCTTTAACAATCTTACCTTCTTTTTTATTTTTAGAATTGTTAAAATAATCTATTAATTTATTACATACTTTTTTAGGAATATACCAACCACCTATAAAACTGTTATGATTAAAATTATGTTTTTTTAAATTCATAAGGTAATCCTAAATGTGGTCTTTTATCATATTTATATTCTAAACCTTGTGTATCAATATTATTATAATGTAAAAAAACTTGAATACATTCATCACCTTCAAAAGGTTCTCTCCAATGTTCTAAAATAGAGCCTTTATAAATTAACATATCACCTGGTTCTAAAATAATTTTATTTCCTTTTTTACCTAAATCACCAGATGGCTCTATAAATATAGGCCATACATCACCACCTAAATTTAAAGTTGTTGAAATCTCACAGGCTTTTCTATCTTTGTGTCTTTTTAATTCATCTCCTTTTTTATATAATCTTACATAAGAATATGTTTCAATTAGATCAAGATTTGTTATTTGTTTCATTTTTTTCTTAATTTTTGTTAGTAAAGTCTCCATTAAAATATCTGAATAAATACAGTAAGTTTCAGGAATTTGCGTATCAACTATTCTTCCAAACCATTCATTAAATTGAGATATGGTTTTTGTTTCTCTTAAAGTATAAAAAACTTTTCTTTTTAATTTTAAATATTCACAAGACAGTTCTGCTATTTCTTTTGAAATAATTTGTTTTATAACAACATATTTATTTTTATCAAAACTCATTTTAATCTTGGTCCTTTAATCCAAAAAGAAACAGATTTTCTTGTTCCTTTTTTTACTGGTGTTACACAGTGATTATAATAAGATGGAAATATTAATAATGAACCTGGTTTTAATTCTTTTACTATTTTTTCTCCATTACAAAAAATTTTAAAATCACCTCCTTCATATTTTTTATCTGATGTATTAATAATTGCAGTCAATTTTATGTCGTGAAAATCTTGTGAATTTGATCCGTCCATGTGCCATGTATATTCACCTTTATCTTTATCGCTATATACATTTAAATTAACACAATCGTGATTTGAAAATTGATATAAGTGATATCCAAAATATTCGGTGTTTGAAAAATAAATCAATTCTAATGCCTTATTTAAAATATTTTTTAAAGGTTCATATTTTGAAATATGAACTTTACATTTTTTAATTGCATTTTTAGAGTGTAAATCTTCTAAAGCTTCTTTATTATTAATAATTGTATTATTGATAATTATAAGTTCTTCTTTACTAAAAACAAAAGGATAGTGATAATAAAAATATCTCATTTTCTAATGGCCTGTACATTAAAATGTATAAATCTAAAAGGATCTATTCCTAAATCCGGTATAAATTCATGCTCTAAATATGAAGGAAAAAATAAAAATGTTCCTGGGGTAACTTTATAAAAAATTTTATCGCTACCGAGTGTAATTTCTTTTTCATTAATTAAAGGTAATTGAGTAACTCTCTTAGCAGGTCTAGGATCATGAAACACTGGATAAGATGTATTTTCAGAACATTTTAAAAAATAAAAACCAGAAATATGACTATCATAATGAACATGACTTTCATGATAGCCTCCTCCATTTTTAGAAAACTCTTGCACCCACAATTCAGTCATAAACATTTTGTAGTTATTTAAATCATAACCTATTTCTTTTAAAAAAACTTCAGATACATTTAAAACATAATCAGAAAAATTTCTCGTTTCATCATATTTCATTAATGGAGTAGAATGATAACTAATACCTCGATCCTTAATATCTTTATTTAAATTTTTATTTCTTTCTTCTATAAATTTTTTTAATTCTTTTTTAGATTCTTTAATGTGTAGCTCTGTAAAATTAATTAAAGAATTTAAATATTCTGGTTTTTCAATTCTTTTTATAGGAGTATTAAAATAAAATGAATTATCCATTATTTATATGGCTTTCCTAAAACCCAACCTACTAAAGAATATCTTAACCCTTTTGTGACTTTGCTTACTTTATGCCAAACATGAGACGGAAATACAACAATAGATCCTTGTGGTTTTAATTCTTCACATTTAAAAAATTTTCTTTTTTCATCTGGAGAATTAATATTAGTATCAAAAAATAAATCTCCACCTTCGTATTTATTTTCATCTTGAAGTGAAATTATAAATGATAATTTTCTAATTTTTTTATCAAAGTTAGGATTATTATGAACATAAGGTTCATTCCAAGAATCAACGTGCCAGTTATAGTGTTGATTTAAATTATATACTGTAAATTGTAAAGGTTCAATCCAATCTAATTCGAAATTCCATTCTGCATTTTTATTAGCAAAATCAATGTAAGGACTTATTTCATTAATTATCCAAGGTTCAGATGAAAAAGTAACATTAGAGTTTCTTTGTTTATGTAAATCCTCTATATCTTTATCTTCTATTTTTTTTCCTTCTTCAAGTTTTTTAACTTCTGTACCTGTAATACCTGGTTTAAAATCTTTATGTTGTAAATGAAAATTTATAACATCTTCACAAAATTTTTTAGATAATTCTTTCTTCCAAAACCAGAAGTTATATTTCAATATCATTCTAGTTTTTTTATACAGGTTTTTTTAAGAAGTCTACCTAACAGGGAATATAATTATTATTCCAACCAGTATTTCCTGTTGCTGACCAAGATAGATTAACTGCATCCCATTCATATTCAGTTGTTAATGCAGTATCACCTCTTTCATAAGCTATAAATTTTTGATTTGTTTCATCCCAAGCAATATAATATGGCTCATCATCGCCGTAAGTTAAAACATTTGGGTAAGTTACAGGAGCTTGCCACACATAATTTGAATCTAATGTCCATGATGGAGCAGTTTGTTGTGTAACAAAAACATCATTATCTGGAAGATATTTACAATTATTTCCAGCGTATATATTTCTAAAAGCTGCTGTTTTAGATGTTTCTTTCCAAGAAACTCCACCTTCATTATGTGAAAAATTTGATTCTACATAAGTTTCTGATTCTGTAGATTGAAGTGAACCTGTAATATCATCTGCAACTACAATCACTCTAATTACTTTATTATCTGAATTTAATTCTGCAAAATATCTAGCCATAATTTATTAACCTGTCCAATTTCCTGCTTTTTTATTTATAAACTGTTCTGTTAAACCCCAAACACCTGAAGCTAATGTAAATGGTTGAGCTGGCTCTTTTATTTTAACAACTCCATCACCACCATTTCCAGCATTAAAACGACCACCGCCGCCTCCGCCGCCTAATCCATCTGTTCCATTATAAGGTGCTCCTGGGCCAGGACCTCCGTCTCCTCCTCCAGAATTACCGCCACCACCTGGTCCACCTGAACCACTTGGTTGTTGATAACTAGCACTTCCGCCGCCTCCGCCGTATGTGCCTCCAAAAGTAGGAGATGATCTTCCACCGCCACCATTTCTTCCTGATCCAGCAGCGCCTGCTCCTCCAGCACCTCCGCCATAACGACCGCCACCAGCTGCTCCTGGATTTCCTTGAGGACCTCCTGATCCTGCTGGTCTTGAACCAATTCCACCGCCACCAGATCCAGAACCTAAAGGTGCTGATCTACCTGTACAGTTAGACCCTGCTCCGCCTGCTCCATATCCAGCTGTTAAACCAAAAGCTGTTGAATCACCTCCAGGATTACCTGAAGTATTACCGCCAGCTCCAATTGTTATTGAATAAGAAGTACCTGGTGCAATAGGATGTGAAGTTGTTTCTAAAAAACCACCACCGCCACCGCCAGTGTTTTCTGAGTTTCCTCCAGGTCCATTACCTCCGCCACCTCCTGCAATTAATAATACATCAATTGTAGATTGTCCTGTTTGAGTTGTAAAATTTCCTGAAGCGTTAACAGTTGTAGTTTGTTCTGTAGTATTTCCTACAGCTGGATCGTTCTGTGGACCAATTACACCTCCGTTTCCTATAGGCATATTCTGTACCTCCTAATCAGATATAATTTCATACGAAATCAAACATTCTAAATCTGAGTTCGCTGAAGCTGTTCCTTTAATAATTTCATTTTCTTCCAAATAGAATGATGTACTTTTATCAATTACTGATAATGTTGCATCTGCAGGTATAGATATTGTACTTGCAATTGCTCTATCATTAGATCCATCATTATATTTAATTGTAACATCTGCAGCAGATGAACCATCAATATTTGAAACTAAAATTGAATTAATTTTAAAAACTGTATTTGCAGTAGCTGTAACCAAATTTGTTTCAGTTGTTGTTAAAGCAAATACATCTGTCTTACCGTTAATGGTTGCGACATTTACTATATTTGGGTTTGCCATATTTTCCTCCTATTATCCAAATACTATGGCCATCGCAATTGCTTTTCCAGTAGCAAATCCATCTGAAAATTGTAATTGTCCTGAACCATCTGTAGTTAATCTCTGCCCACTTGTTCCATCAGTAGTTGGAAATTTAAAGTAAGTAGAGGAACCAGTATTTGCTATACCAGTTACATTTATTTGTTGCACATCAATATCACCTAAATCAGCCATTATATCAACCATAGTGGTTCCATCAGTATAAACTAATGTTTTAGCACCTTGTTTAAGAACTACACCAGTTCCTCCTGTAGGACCAAAAGTTAATGTTTGACTTCCTGTAGTGTTATTAAATACTGTATATTTAGTTTCTACTGCATCAGTAAAAACATGAATGTCTCCTGTAAGAGCCCCTGTAAATTCTAATACAGCATTATGTACTTGGTCATCTGTTGTAGAATCATCTGTATTAGATGTAGAATTATTTGATGTTAAAGTAACGTTTGCAGAACCTGCAACATCAACTGCTTGATAACCTTTAGTAGATGCGTCAATTCTGTTAAAAACATAATTAACTAGATTACCCCAAGTTCCTGAATTTTCTCCAGAAGCTTGTCTCTCTAATTTTAATCTCGATGTATAACTTGATGGCATAATTTTTTATACTCCATATTTTAAATAATGTAAATAATATATATTTGTCATGATTTGTCTAGTGAATATTAGTCCAAGTTTCAGTAATATTACCTGTAATTGGATCCCAAAATTTAAGCGATGTAATGTTAGTATTAGCTTGATTTCCATCAATAGTTAAAAAGTTTTCAGAATTAGGTACTATACTTGCAGAGCTAATAGTTACTCCATTTCCAGTTATAGTTAATATTTGTTCTGTACTTAAAGTAATAGTATTAACTGTTGTTGTTAATTCTTCTCCTGTAATAGGTATAAAGTTTTCAGAGCTTGTTGCGATATTTCCTATATTAACTACTAATTGTTGACCAGTAATACTTGTAAATGCAGCACTACCTACATTAATATTTGATACTTCTACATTAGCTTCAAAAGTAGGAGTATTGATGGTAATTGATCCACCTGCTTGTACTGCAAAACTATCTACTGTTGCGGCAACTAAAGGCTCTCCATTAATTGATATAAAATTATTTGTATTTAGAGTTATATTACCTAAACTAGAAATTCCTTGAACAGGTAATAATATATCTTGTGAATTAGTAAATACAGTAGATCCATCTGTTCCATCAAAATGTAATAAATCTATTGTATTAGCATCAGGCGTAAAAGCACTAGATGGTGGTGTAAAATTAGATGAATATCTAACTACATTAGAGTTTCTTAATTCATCAATATAACCACTTAAATAACCTGAAGAATTAAAAACATTATTACCTAATAATAATGTATTATTAGAATAGTCGTCAGTTCCAATACTTCTTGTTATTTGTAAATTACCATCAACATAAACATTACCTGTTGATCCAGTTCTTACAATAGCAATATGATGCCAAGTATCATTAGTTAATATACTTGTAGGAGAGCTTCCTCCCGAACCATCTTTAAAGAAAGATATTTGTCCATTATTATTAGTTAATAATAATCCACTTCCTGAAATTCTAAAATCCCAAAGTGTAGAAGATTGACTTCTTATTGAAGAGCTATAAATCCAAAATTCAGATGTAAAATTGCCTGATGCAAAACCTGAAGAAGTTTCTTGTTGAACGCCTTGATTAGAAGTTCCGTCAAATTCTACAGAGGCATCACCAAATTTTGCTTGATCAGTTGAAAGTGATGTTGTTCCTTCTGCACTAAATGTTGTTCCATCACTTGTAATAATATTTATAGGCGCACTAGCTGTAACACTTACATTATTTAAAGTTGAAGTTACTTCTTGTCCATCTTCTATGAATACTACACCAGAACCAGATACTATTCCTGTTAAATCTTCATTCCACGCACCCTCGCTCCATTCATCTCTACTCCAACCAAGACCAGCATTAAGATTTACTGATAATTGTTGACCAGATATTGTAGCACTGGTTCCTTCACCAATTACTATATCATTTACAGAAATAGTTATTTCTTCTCCTGTAATATTAGATAAAGAATTACCAGTAACTAAAAAATTACCAGAATCAGAATTTAAATTTTCTCCAGTAATAAATGAATTTGAATCTGCAATTAAATTAAGATTTCCAGAAGCTGTAATACTTTCATCACCAGTAATAGTTACAAAAGCATCAGGTCCTGTATTCCACTCAAAAGAGCTCCAAGTTTGTCTACCCCAACCTGTTCTTAATTCCGCAAAAACAGATGTATTTCCAAGTGAAGTAGTTACATTTTGTCCACTAATGACTGCGCCACCCGCAGAGTCATTCCATGATCCAAAGTTCCAATTACCACTACTCCACGGAGTTGACATAAGGATTTATCTCCTTATGCTATTCTAATTAAGCCGTTTGTAGCGTCTGCGTTTGGAAACTGTAACTCAAATGTTCCGTTAGTAGAAGTTTTAACACCACCGAAATCTAATACAGCAATAGCAGAATTACTATTGTCCGCATTATAGATTAATGCAGCTTGAGCTGAAATAGTTGCGTTTGCAAAAGAAACGTTATCAGCATCAAAAATTGCAGTAGTACCATCAGTAGAGATAGTAACACCAGTTAGTGTTGCACCGCCAGTTGTATAATTAGTACCGCTATTTGAAATTTCATTAGCAGTAATATATGCAGCAGTGTTTTGGTCGAGAGTTGCAGTGCTGTCGTAAAGTGCACACTTTAATGTCTGAGCTTCTAAATTTCCGCCAGGCGACATTAAGTCTTGCTTAAACGACACTGTAATCGCTTGAGATATTGCCATGTTTATTGTCCTCCAGTTAATGTGTTTTCGCCTAGTGGACTACCTGGAAACTTGTAGTCAGTTCTTCTGTTTCTACGAGCTTCGTTATTAATAGCAGCCACACTTTCGACATACTTTTGTTTGTATATATTATAGTCTTCCATGTTCTTTGTAAAGAGATTTGCTTCAGATAAACAACCATATAATAAAGCGTCAGAAGCATTTTCAGTATACCAATTAGTAGTGTTAGTATTAGATAATGGATTAATTCTACCTTGATAGCCTAACTCCATAGTATATACAGCATCTGGTGTTGGAGCTAAATATAATGTAGTATCATCAAAATTAGCAAAATACCTAGGTTGACCAGTTAAAGAAGAATCAGGCCAATACTCTTGTAAATACTCTAATGGTTTAATTTCTAAAAATACTCTATTACTATCACTATCAATTATATTTAAATAATTTAAAAGCATAGGTTCAATTGCTGATGGAAGAGTTATAAATCTATCTCCTATAGAAGTAGATGAAGTTACATTTTGATTAAATCCAGTAGGATCAATTTCTCTAGATAATTTTTGTTGAGTATTACCAATAAAAGTATCTAATTGTGCTGTAAAATCAGTTCCTGTATTTTCAGCCCATACTTGAATATCATTCTTTAGGCTGCTGTACGTCATTGGCATTTGGCTCTACTCCTTCAATTTTAAACTTAGTCCATACATGACCTCTAAATGCATATGTACCATAATGCGTAAGAGGACTATGTAGATCAGCATATATCTTTCCACCGATTTTTTGCCATAATCTGCAAAAAGCATAATCTTCTGATAGATATCTATTACTTTTTTCATCAATAATACAGTCAAAAAATGCATAACAATTGTCACTACTAAATCTTTCTCCATTTATTATTTGATCAGAAGTATATTTAAGATTAGGATAAGCTTCAATCATTTTATAAAATACTTCTTTTTTAATACACATAAAGCCAGTTGCTGCGTCTAATACTTCAGTAAATCCATTTTTAACTTCTATATTTAAAGGATTTGCAAAGTTTAAATTATACCCTAAAGCTTTTTGTTCTAAATTTTCAAAATCATTTTTTTCAGCATAAGATTTAACAGTATTCCAATCTACTGATTTTCTAGGATATATTCCACAAGCTACGTCATAATCACTTTCTAATAATCTCATTATAGCTTCTCCACCAAAACCTATATCACTATCTATAAACATTAAATGAGTAAATTTATCTGGATCTTTTTTATCAGCATCTAAAAATTGAGTTACTAAAGTATTTCTAGCTCTAGTAATTAAACTTTCATTACCCATAGTATTTAAATGTAACTGTATTCCTCTTTTACTAGCTTCACCTACTGCGTTTAAAATACCATGTAAATATGATTCTGTTAATTGACCGCCATAGCAAGGAGTTGCGATCATAACTCCTAATTTTTTTTGATTTGTCATGTAGACACTGTAACACTTCCTAAAGCAGTTTGTAACAAATTTGTGCTTGCTTGTGCGATACCTACATTAGAAACAGATCCTGATGTAGAGGGATATATTACAGTAATTTGATTAGGAACACCTCCAGTAGCTGATAGATTAGCTTGAGGTCTAGCGTCTTGTAAAGATTGAGCATCAGTAAAATATGTTAAATCTAACTGTGGTTGTTTTTTTTCAAACTCTGAAGTATGTACTAAACTTCCATTCCATTCAAATACCATTTCATTATATGGAAATTCTAAACCAGAACGATCAGAGATAGCTCTAGCATGTTTACCACCGGAAAATTTTTGATGTGGTGCTCTATGAGGTTTATTACTTCTATCAGCAAATCTTGGCATTAGTTATAATAACTCGTACTAGGTAAAATTCTAGTAGAAGGTGAGTCATCTCCTGCGATTAATCTTTCATAAGCTTGTTCGTAATCTAATTTTAATTCAGCTCTAGTTGCTTGATTTATACCAGTTCTTTTTTTAGACATATAATAAGCTAAACCCGCACACATACATTCAAAAGCTCTAAATGGTATATCAATATTTTGTTCTACTCCATTTACAGTAGAAGCTGTAATATCTTGTATTTTTCTCATACGATAATATCTTAATGTATAAGCTTGATCGGGTGTTGGATAAATTTTTACTACAGGTGTATTTAATCTTTGTAAATAAAATTGTGTAGGTCTTGATTGAGAAGTTTTATTTGATATAGCAGCATAATCGTTTATACCTAAACGTGTCATTGAATATT